AGTACCTGTAAGGGCAGCTATGGCCATATTGCGGTAGTAAACCCACCTTTGGTAAAACCGTTCAGCAAGCCCACTTTCTTCAGTATCCCCCTCACCTTCCATATCGTAGTACATACTTACAAGAAAGTATACCATGGGAGCATGAAGAGAAGGGTGAATGGTCAACTCGGCATCCATATTAGTGTAGTCAGGAGCTATAGAGGAGTAGGTAATAGTTACAAAGTCAGCAGCTTGATGGAGAATCAATGTATTAGCGCCAACCTCAATAGCAGATAGAGGGTACCCATCACTTGCGGTCAAAACCCTAAACACCCCGTTAGGTACGTCGACAACAGTACCGTCCACAACACTCATAGCCGTCACTGACTGTACCACAGGTAAATCCAAGGAGGACTTCTTCTGGCACATATCAATCCAGCCAAGAACTGTGGACTCCTGCACATCGAGGTCGCCGAACTGTTGGAGTTGTCTAAATAAGTCTCTTCCGTTCATAATGGGTACCCTCCTTTCTACTTAATTCTTATGCTCCGGGATTTCCGACCCAGCCTCTCCAATCGGAGTAACCAACTGAGAAGCGGCAGTAACCACGGTACTTCGCAACCATGTTGTCGAAGATTTCCGTGGACTTGAACTCGGGCTTGACCCTCCAGAAGAAGTTCGTCTCGGAGAGACGGGGGTCACGGAGGAACCAAGCGTCCGAGTCGTCGAGATAGTCGAGCACCACAACGGACAGACGGTCCTTGATTACGTTCTTATCGTTGTTACCGGTGCCAGCGGCCTGAGAAGACTGCATAAGAGTCAAAGCCACGAACTCGTTGTCCGGATGAACAATAAGCTGTTTGGCGTTGGCCTGCATTTTGAAGCCTTCCTGTGTTAGGGTCTGAGTCCTCATGTGAGCCAGAGCGAGCTTCAGCGAAGTGTCGTCTAGGTCAGCCCCGGTGAGGAGGTTGTCAGCGGTGCCACCACGGAGCAGAGGATGTGAATTGGAGAACAGTGGCACCCCGTCATAGCCGTTGGTAGCAAAGCCGTTGTTGAGGATTTGAATTGCTGTCTCCTCAATGGTCACACGGCAGCCACGACCAAGGCTTCTGGGGAGCTTGTCGATGATATTGTACTGGTCGTCGTCGGCCAACTCACGTTCCACAGAAATCATCTTAGCGTATGACTTGTGGATGTATGTGACTTCCTGGCCGTGCTCGATGGAGTCTTCAGCGATAGGACCTGAAGGCTGTTTCTCCTCCCACATTCCGGTGCCGGAGACATGGTAGTCGTATTCCTTGGCCTTGGTCGACTTCTTTACGTCGAAGACCTTGGAGTACTGTTCCGGAACCTCCGAGTAGGCTTCGAAGAAGATTTTCCGGAACTTAGGCTCCAGGAGAGCCTGAAAGTTTACAGACTGCATAGGCATAAGTCAAACTCTCCTTTCTTATGCGGTCCACAGCTTAGCAGAGGTAATGCAGACATCTGCATAGCCCGTACCAGCCGTTCTATCCACATTGTTGTACTGGACGATTGCGAAGACTCCTCCAGTTGTATCATCCGGGTCAAGGTCTTTGGCTGTGGCATCCCAGTCGAACAGTGTGCCGAATCGGTCAGCATCAGCGAAGAACTTCTTAGTCGAGCCCGTAAAGGGAACCCGGATAACGGAGCGAGGGTTGAGCAGAAGCACAGAGCACTCTGCCCCACTTGCAGCGTCACCCATCGCGAGACCGATGATGGCATCATCACCGTTAGCGAGGGGACCCACAAGGCCTGAGGTAATTGCGAGAATATCTCCTTCGACCACATTAGCATTGGTAACGATTTTCACCGTCATAGGCTGAGTGTTGTCGAGGGAATAAAGATATTGAGCACCCATCATTTTTCTCCTTTCTTAGCTTCCAGCGACGATAATTGTATTTATCTTCGCTTTGCAAGCATTGAGTAGTGCCACAACAGCTGCAAACTCGGTAGGGTCTACCGTTTCTGTAGAAGCTGTAGCCGTAGCGTCAGCCGTTGCGATGTCTGTGCCAATAACACCATCGGCGTAAAGAGGGTCCGGAAGCGAAGTTCCACCGATAGGGTTACCGTCACTATCTACAAAGCTGTTCGCCTGAACAATGTCGTAGTTAGTCTTGCCCATGGTATCATCCTTTCTTAGAGGATTTCATCCTCTCAAAGTCGTCAAGTGTAGAGATGTTGGAGTAGGCAGCGTACTCAGCCGGGTCCATTCCAACCTTCTTGGCAGCTGCAATTGTTGCGGCGTCGATTTTCGGTGCTGTCTTTCCAGGGGTTACCCCGGGCTTGACTACCCTCTGGTTCGAGGATTTAGTCATCTTGGCGACAGCTCTCTGTTCAGCGTCTCGCACAGCGGCCTGAGTTCCTTTGTCCCCCTTAGCCAGAGTGTATGCCTGTTTCATTGAAAGCTTCGGGTTATCTTCCATCAGCTCCAGCACCTCTTCCTTGTAAAGCGGGTAGTCCTTGTACTTGGGGTCAGAGAGCAACTTCTGCTCATCCAGCTGCCTCTGGAGCTTTATCGTATTTTCATTGGCAATCCGGGTAGCTTCAGTCGCCTGACGACGTAAGGCAAACTGCTGAGGAGTTATCCCTAGAATCTTCGCCTGTTCAGCGTCAGACATGCCCTGCAGCCGGGTAAGAAGAGCTTCGGGAGACATACCTGTGATTTCTCCAATTTTCTTCACAGTAGTCTCGTAGCCTTTCATCTTCTCCAGCTTCCGGTTGAAAGTGCTTACACGAGTCTTAACAGCATTTTCAACTTGTTCCTGTGTGTAGAGAGTTTCTTCACCCTCTGCACCTTCTTCTTCATCGGTAGTTTCCTCCAAGGCCTCTTCGTCGACCTCAGCGTCCTCGAGAGTCGTATCCTCGAGTTCTTCATTCTCTACCTCAGTTAAAACCTTTTCGTCTTCTCCCATGGTATAGTACCTCCTTAAGTATTTTCAGGTCTTCACCTGTAATACAGCATTAAAGGAGCTGAACCCTTCAACATAGTAGGTGTTGAGCCCTACTTATAACAACCCTCATTGAGGTATGCTGACAGTTGATGTGTGGCCTTACCGTGATAGCCACAGTGGGGACAGGTCATGATTTTGAGAGCTGCCCAGCCTCTGTCCCGAAGACCGATTCTCTCACACCTTGGGCACACAGGTAGAGATAAGATTCTTTCTCTGTTCATATCGGCATAAAGCCTTATCAAAGGACTCTCGGTACTGTGGCCCATAAACTTCTCTCGAAGCAGTTTATCTCTTTCATTAGAGTCAGAAATAATCATATTACCCCTCCTTGTATTCCAGCCAGAATCATGTTAAGGGCTTCAGGAGGTAACTGACTAAGTATAGCATAGAGTTGATTCTGGTCTACATTACCAGACTGTACCATAGCCTGTATTTGCTGTATCATAGCCGGGTCAATTTGTGGTCCAACTGGAGCACTACCCATCGGTGACTGGGGAACCTCGGGAGCCTGAGGTGTTGCTATCGAATTAGCTATATCTAACTGTTCAGCAGAACTATTGCGTCCCGAGAAGATGCCCTCAGGTTTCCACGGGTCGATGATAGGCCAGTTAAGCATTTTCTTAAGCACTTCACGAGTTTCCTCAGTAGTAACAATGTTTTCTCTGTGGAGTTCAACAGCAGCCTCATAAATGAAGGACTTGTTATTAGGCATCCCAGCCCCTATGTAAACCTCGAGATCAAACTCAGCATTCTTAGTCATGAGTTCACCAGGTATCTCCTCGCCAGTAGTTGGGTCAATAGTAGGCTCATCGTATAAAGTTTTATACCTTCCCCTCATGTCTGCATCATCACTTGTGGGGGTAAAATTCTCATTAAGTGTAAGTTGGGGTATGGCTTTAAGGTCTGAACCCCGGAACCACAGGTAGTCAGTCTTGTCCTTCTCGGTTATGTCAAAGGCCTGCTCTGTGGTCATAAACTCCTTTACATAGTCGAGGACTAAGTTCATGACTTCACGAAGACCGTCCTGCAGCATAAGCTTTTTATGATTAGCCCTACGAGCGCCAGCTTCCTGAAGAGCAAGTATAGCAGAGGCAGCACGAAGACTCCCAGAGCGTCTACCTTCAACAACCTCGGAGCGTCCAGAGATAAGCTCAGTCTCGTAAAAAGCTTTCTCACGACGGTTATTGATGTAGGCAGGAATGTAAGGAGGTTGCACAACCTGCCAGGCTGTATGGTCTTTAGCCGGTATTTTAAGACCAGGCTTATTGGTCCACTTGTTAATGTTGATACCAGACCCTACACCAACAACTATTTGAATATTGCCCATAAGACGGGCGTTCATCCTTATCTGGTCATCCAAGTCGTTGATAATATCTTGAACTTGGATGAGGGACTCGGTATCGCCCATACCCCAGAGTCTGCCCTTTTTCTTGTAACCAAGAAGCATAACAAAGGGGAACTTGTCAGACTCTTCAGGGATTGAAGCAATATTGTCTTCTTTATCTTCGTCAGAGTCAGCAAGAATTACGTCTCTTGTGCAATATACTAGACGTAATTTTCCGTCATCCTTGCGCTCCCAGTACTCAAACAGGCAGGCTTGGTCGTTAGTCACATCGTCAGAGCCAGCATAATCACCTTCACCAAAGATCCGGGGGTCATAGGCTTGGCCAGTTGGTTCTGGTTTTACAAAGTGGGCTCGGTCTCCGAACAACTGACGGAGCTTTCTACGAGAGTACCAAGAAGTTTGTATCATGTAGTCTGCATCTTGCAGGTAATCTACATCAGTAACCTTGGGGTCAGGGAAAAAGCAATCAGGAGACAGAGGACAAATCGTAGGAATACCTCTTCCACCCATTGCATCTTTGTCCCAGTAGACCTTAATAATGATAGTACCAAGATTGAGTCGGTCTCTTTCAGAGCTATCAAGCTTTTTAGTCATACCATTATGGTGCCAAACCCATTTAAGGATTTGATTAACTTCAGTAGCGAAAACTTGGTCAGAAGGGCCTTGTCCTTTTACAAGAATATCGAGGTCCCCGTTAACTATATCAGCAACCTGGGACTCAATAATTGGCTGAATTACGTTTGTCTCAGAGCCAGGGTCATCTTCATTAACAGGATGATTTATGTCTCCAGACCAGTAGTCTTGACACTTTGCCCACAGAGTGTCGAGGCCCAACTGCTGCTTGAGGTTATAAGAAGCTACATATCTATCGTGAATCCTCTGAAGGAGGTCACGCTCTTTGTCAGTTAGCATATACTGTTTATTTTTATTCTTCTTCAGTATGGCCATATATCTTCTCCTCCTCCAGTTTCTTCATAAGCATCTGGTCTTCGGGGGTAACCGGGTCAAGTACATCGTCTGGCAGTTCAACCTTAGGAAGCTTGCACTTGAAGTTTCTTTCAAACTGCCGTCCTAAGAGATGACCAAGCAAGAAACAAGTTACACCAAAGACCTCAAGCCCGGCTATGAGCATTACCGTAAGTAGCATCTAGTACAGCCTCCTTTATCTCAGGGTGACAATATGTCTCAGAATCAAAATCCTTGTCGTCGAGGAAGCTTTCATGCTCCCAATTTCCGTTAACTGTTAAGCCCTTGGGTTTCTTACTATCTATAGGAGTAACCGGGTCCAAGACCCCAGGCATAAAGCACATTCCATTGATAAAGTACTTGAGAGCGTCTCTGGCATGGTTTTCGTCTCTTTTAACTTTGTCGTGGGTACTCCCAGATATGGTTTTGGGGTCCCAAGCAGCACTTTTGATTTGGTCTATTAAGTATTTACACTCCGTACTTATCATAATCAACGGTCTGCCATCAGAAGTACGCCCTCGAAGCAGTTTAATAAAATAAGTAAGGAAGAAGTCTTCGTCGTTAGAAGCAGGAATAAGATACACATCTTGCTCTTGATAGAGCTGTTTTGGACTTTTCTTGTTTGGTCCTCTATTTACCACAGAGGGGTCAGCGTAAACGTGAGTAAATCCTCGACTTTTAATGCTCTTTGCGAAGCTTTCAATGTTAGCCTCAGGCTTGTAGTCCTCGTCATAGATAATAATCTGACCATCTCTGTTGATACAGCCGTATTCAGCACAAGTTGGAGCACTTACACCAAAATCAAAGCCTGCTCCGTGCTCCCAGTGAGAGCTAAGTTCCATTTCTCGAGGGTTATATGTATGGACAGCTTCATCAAAATCGGTAAATATCTGTCCTTCGAAGGCGTCAAAGCTTGCATTAAGAAAACGTTCGACCCATATTTGAGTATGTGTGCGTGAAAGCTCTTCAACATAGCCATCAGGAAGAAATTTTGCATTAGCAGCGGTTGGTGCAGTCCAGCCAGCATATTCTTTGAAAGTTTTTCTCTTACTTGGATTGAAAAACTTATCCCAAACCCAGTCTTTACCACCGGAGTTAGAGGTTACAAAGCCTCTCCAGGGACCCATTGGGTGGCGTAAGCGGGCTGTAAGCATATCAAAAGTAGCTTCTGGCACTTCTGTACCATCAGGCTCATGGGCTTCATCAATCCAAAAGTAAGAAATATCGAGAGAACCAAGAGGGCCAGGCTCATCGAGGTGCATAAAGAGAATTTCAGAGTAGATAGGTCTATCCTCTTCATCGAGAGCGTTAGTCTTAAGCCACAGGTGGCCCTCTGAGATATTAAAGCTTTCGATAAGTCGGGGGTCACATACCTCGAAAAATCGTCTCTGTGTGGTCTCTTTAAGAGCTTTAGAAGTGAGACGTCCAATAACACCAAGGCTCCCAGGATACAACTGAGACCATTTTATGACTTCTTCAACGCCCATTCGTGTTTTACCTGCGCCAACCCCGGAAACAAGAGCTCTGTACTTATGAGTATCTTGATGAAAGACTATTTGATGTGGATGTGGCTCATATTTAGCAAGTTGACGGATAGGACTCAGTCTTCTCCTGGAAGCCATGTGTTATTGGTCACCCCCTTTCTAAGGATACGAAAGTTAAACTTCTTCGCTTTCTTCCACAGGTTGCTGGCCCGAGAGAAGCTTTTTCTCCTCATCAGTAAGCATTGACTCTGCAAACACAAGCTGTATTTGATTCTTAAGACCCCTGTGCTCAACCTCAGACTTATCACCATAAACTTCACGTCTGTGGGCTTTAAGCATAAGAGTAAGAAGAGTATCCGACTTATCTTTTGCACGTTGAATGGCTATCATCTCGAGACCATCAACGAACATTTCCTTGACCTCTTCGAAGCGTTTTTTATAAATAGGATATTGGTCCATCCACTTCTTGTGGTAGCTACGAGGTACTCCAGCGTTATCAAACGCACGACCGATAACTCCGAGATTTACGAACTCTCGAAGAACCCTCATCATCTGTTCTTTAGTTTCTTGAGGAATTTTATTATCAGCCACCTCTGGATACCTCCTTTAATCTATAAATACGAGTACTGTGTAGATATGGAGGGCGGTTTATTTATGTAGATATCAATCCGCTTGATTTTCCCTTTGTAAAGCATCGGCCCGACCCCTATCCAACGTAAACTTCTCCTGTAATTTCTTCATATTCCTCTGCCGTAAGAACTTTCCCCACAACGTTTCTAACTCTTTCAATGCTCCATAAACCCTCTTCATAGTAATACTTAACTCTATCAAACCAACTCATATTTCCACCCCCGACATGATAGATAGATAATCAATATCTGCCCTTAATCTTATATTGTCCGTTAATTCTTGTCTTTGCTTTTCTTGTAAATAAGCTTGTTCGCCTTTGCTAAATACAGCTAATGCTTCATCGTAGGAGTCAAATTCTAAACCGTTAAACCATTCGTTGCCGGTTTGGTCTATTAGAGTGGTTTCAAATGCGGTTTCTTTATCTGTAAGCATTTGCTCAATCTCGTTCTTGTGTTCCTCTGAAATACAGTATTCAATCATCACTTCTTCATTTTCAGTGTAGGTCACTATATATCTGTATAACTCAACCTTTTTCCCTAACATTCTAAACATATTATCCCTCCTTATGACGCATCGAACTTATTGTTAACAAGCGTGTTGCCTGTACCGCCCCCGTTTGTAACAGCTTTGCCCATACAGTTATTCATAGCAATCAGGTTATAGCTGTTACCTGTCCCACTGAGCTGTATTGTATGCTGACTCGCAGTGTAGTCCGTTGTTAAGCCGGTGCCACGAATACAGGTGTTGCCTGT